CAAAAGCCAATACAGAAGGTGACGGCGACCAAGCAACTGTAACTTATACAATGAAAGCAGCATTAGCAACTAGAGGTATTTTATAATGACAAAAGAATTTAAAGGTGAAAACGGAGCTAGAATTGTTATTAATTCAGCTAGTTTTAAAGAAGCTACAGCATTAAAAAAAGCGATTGAAAAAGAACTTTTAAAAACAAATATTTCATTTGATGCTAAAAGTTTACAAGAAATTAATGATAAATATTCAATGTTGGAATTTATTAACATTGCTAAAAACTTTATATTTTCTTGCGAAACATCCGAGGAATTTGAAAGAGTATTATTTGATTGTTTAAAACATTGCTTATATGATGATAAACAAATTAAAGAACAATTATTTGATGATGTACCTGAAGCTAGAGAAGATTATTATATGATAATCTTTGAATGTATAAAGGAAAACATCATCCCTTTTTTCAAGAGCCTCCCTTCAAAGTTATCAATCCTCAATCCTATCAAAGGCTCGAACCAAAAACAAAAATAGAAGATGGTTACTTTGTAAGGGCATTAGCAATAATTAAAGCAGGTTATTATGGGGGCAATCTTGAAACATTATATAATGCCCCAGTTGACCATGTAATGAATATATTTAATTATGAGGCTTACATGATACAGTATCAAGAAACTGAGATGAAACTAAACGAGAAAAAGGACTAATACTTTATGGCAAGCGGATTATTAGATTCTTTATTTGTTGCAATAGGATTCCAAATTGACGATAAAGAACTAAAAAAACTTGATAAAAAAATAACTGAAACCATTAAAAATGTTGGTAAGGCTTTTTCATCGCTTGGTGAAACTTTAGACAAAAAAGGTTTAAAAGATTTTGGTGGCAAACTTGATGGTGTAGCTGAATCGGCAGGTAAGATACTAGCCCCTATTATGGGGGTAGTTCAAGGTGTTATTAAAGTAGGTGCAGCAGTTGCTACAACTACATTTATTATTGACCGTATGACTAGCTCTATGCTCAAAAACAATCAGGCTTTTATAAACTTCCAACGTCAAACAGGCTTGTCAATGGGAAAAGCTGGAAATATTGCACAAGCCGGAATGATGGCTGATTTTACAATGAACCCTGAAGCTGCATTGCAGTCAATACAGAATGTCCAGTCCAATTTAGTTGGTATTGGTTTTGGGGAGGGTAATTTAAAACCTTTTCAAATGATGGGTATTCAAACATGGGGGCAAGATGCTTTAGATATTTTTGATCAGTTACGAGATAAAATAAAAGGCTTGGATAATGCTACAGCTACTTATATGCTTAATCAAATGGGAATATCTGCGGAACTATTGCCTGTTTTAAGAATGTCCACTAAAGAAGTAGCTGAAATGCGTAGCTTGATGCTTGATGAAACACAACGTAAAAGGTTAGAAGGCTTATCAACTGAACTTCGTAAAGTACACATGGGGTATCAATTATTTAAAGATAAAATGTTACTTGCTATGTTGCCCTATCTGATAGAATTTGAGCGAGCATGGTTAAATATTAGTAAAGCATTTGAGCCAGTAGGAAAAGAATTAGGAAAACTTGTACTTAATATTGGAACGCCTTTATTGAAAATTTTATATCATATAACTATGGCAGTTGCAGGACTTGCTGATGTATTTTTATTAGTATTAAAACCTTTAAATTTATTATTTGAAGGTATCGACAAATTTATAACCGATCATCCTAAGATTATTTCAGCTATTGAATTAATAGGTTTAGCGATTATGGCTTTTGTGAATCCTGCATTAGCTGGTGTTACCGCTTTAATGTTGCTATTAGAAGATTTAGCCGTATGGGCGATGGGTGGAAAATCTTTTATTGGAACTACTATTGAGATAGCTGGGGATAAGTTAAAAGAATTGGGCGATTGGTTAGGTGGTAGGGGATTACCAGCAATGGCTAATAATAATAACACTATGCGTACAGCTTCAGCGATGGCAGGCGGAGGGGCTAGTAGTGCCAATTTAAACAACAATCAAACAATTAACCAAGATAATTATATAAGTTTTAATAGCCCTGATGCTGCCCCAGTAGCACGAAAAATTACTGACTTAACTTTTGCTTATATGCAAGTAGATAGGACGGTATAATTATGGCAGTAACTTTAGAGGCAACAATAACAAACGAAAACAAAGAGATTTTCAACATACATACAATATTTGATATTATTGAAAGTAATCAAATAGAGGCTACTGCATCTATCACTGACCATTATGTTGAGGATAATTCGGCACGTCAAGACCACATGAGCCTTGCACCTTTAAAATATACACTTAGTGGCTTAGTAGCTGAAAAAGTATATCAACGAAAATACGAAGTAATGACACAATTCGCAGAAAATACTGAAAAGATAGGTAAGTTTGAAAGTGTTACTAAAAAACTAGGTGCTTTTTCAGGTTTATGTCCTCAGATAAGTAACTATGCTAATGTAGCAATAGGTACTTATAAATATGCAGAAGCATCTTATAACAGATATGCTAAAAGTATTCAATCAATAAAAGGGGCATTTAATAAAAATAAAGTGCAAGAAAAAACTACTACTAAAGTATTGCCCATGAGGGCTATTGAACCTAAGAAGCAAACAGATGCGTTTGAGAATCTTGACAAATTAAGATTTGAAAGAGCTATTGTACATTTATGGAAAACACCTTTTAGCAATTTTGGCGATGTAACCGACTTTTTAATTGAAAGTGTTAAAATGGAACAAGGCGATACTACGAGTATGTCAAGGCTTACTATAACTTTAAAAGAATACAGAGCTGTAAGTACAAAAATGGTAAAAATAGACCCTGAGCAATATGCGGCTAGAGTAGCTACTAATAAAGCATTAACTGAATTATTGGGTAAAGTAAAAGGCAAGGAAGACATAGCTTCACATGCCTATAATATTACTTATGGAACATGGGGAGACCCGACAAGATGAGAATAATAACAGAATTTACAGATAATCCAAAACAAACATGTACATTGGTTTTAGAGAATCAAGAAACGGTTAGTTTTAATTTATATTTTTATGAAACACAATTAAGTTGGTATTTTGATTTTACTTATAATGATATTGTAAGCAATGGTAATAAAGTAGTTTTGGGTATGAATATCCTACGCAGTTTTAAGCACATCATCCCTTTTGGTTTAGCGTTTCAAGCTAATGATGGTGTTGAGCCTTTTGCTGTCGATGACTTCACAACTGGGCGTGTATCTGTGTATTTATTGAGTGCAGATGATGTTGAGGCATCTGAGGTGAATGTTTATGGGAATTAGCTGTATTGATACAGCTAAAATCTTTTAAAACTTTAACAACTTCTTTAAATGCATCAACTTGTCTGTTTTTAGGTTCTTTTTTATTTTTTCTGTTATTATAATTGTTTGTGTAGTTCATTCATATACCTCTAAATAATCTTCTAATTTATTAGCACGATTGGGATGTCTAAGTTTTTTAATAGCTTTATCTTTAATTTGCCTTATTCTTTCTTTATTCACGCCATAAAGGTGGGCTAATTCTTCAAGAGTTCTTCTTCTTCCATCCTCTAAACCAAAATATTTTAACATTATTTCATTTTCTTTATGTGATAATGTTTTTAATATTTCAATTAATTGCTCTGTTAATAGTTTAGAACAAACAACTTTCTCTATATCATATGAATTACTATTTGATAACATTATATTCAAATTTTTATATTCCTCTTTTAATATAAATCCTAACACCCCTATAATATACTAACATACATTATTTGTCAACCCCCTATGCTATAATTAATACATGAGCAAGTTTATTCGCAATTTTAAGTTAATTTACACAGTACCGCCGACAACAACCGATAAGGATGCGGAGGTTATTACTATCGAAAGCCCGTTGACCGTAGATTTTGATATTACACGTAATACTTTTTCTTCTGCAAATAACGCAACTTTCAGACTTTACAATCTTGCACCTACAACAAGAGATAAAATTTTCCAAGACAAATATAATATTTTCAGATTTTGTTTTGTTGATTTTTATGCAGGTTACGGCGATCAACTTAGCCTTTTATTCACAGGTAAGGTAATGCAAGCATATAGTGAGCGACAAGGTACTGAAATGGTAACTGAGATACAAGCACTTGACGCATTTGGTATTTTTGATTATTCCACCCATACATTCCCAAAAGGTACAGGCACACATGATTTAATTAAAACATTAGCAAATGACATGGAACACATCAAACTTGGAGCAGTCGGTGTACCTGATGAACGCATTACAAGCCATTTAAGTATTGATAGTGTTAGTTTCGATGCAATTAGCAAAGTTACAGGTGGATTATGCTTTGTTGATTTAGGAAAATTAAATATTTTAAAAAACAATCAAGTTTTACAAGATGCTGAAATATATAAAATAGATAGTGATACAGGACTTTTGGGCACTCCAAAGCGTAGAGATGCACAAGTTGAAATTGATATGATATTTGAACCTAGAATAACTGTAGGACAATTAGTTGAGGTTGAATCTTCTACAGCTAGAATTTTTGATGGTCAATTCAAAGTAATAGGTATTCACCACGCAGGTACTATATCAGGTGCCATTGCAGGAGAGGCAAGAACAACCCTTAATTTATTTATAGGACCTTTGATACCTAATTCTAATCAAATATATACATTTGATTCACCTAAAGAACCATTATCTGAGGTTAAAGATTTTAAAGTTGCACCTGTAACTAAACAAGTGTTAAGTTCTTTAAAAGAAATAAGACAATACCTGATAGATTATGGTAAACCGCCTGACAAATGGGCAACCAATCATATTAGTTGGAAAAGTTTGTTAAATCCATACGGTTTACAAGAAGAAACTCCAAGTTTAACTGTATTAAGCAATTTATATCAAGTTGCTACACTGCTCGAAGCCTTTTATAAAAGATTTTTTAATGGTAAAAATTTGAGGATACAAGGCGGATGGCGTAGTCGTTCTTATAATATGTATTTAAAAAGTAAAAATCCAAAAGTAGCAACTAATTCAAGACATATAACAGGACAAGCAATAGACTTTACTATCGGGGGCGTATCTAACAGCACAGTTTGGAGTTATGCTTTTAAATATTGGGCTGGATGGGGACATTATGACAGCCAACACATACACCTAGATACAAGTAAAGGTGCTAAACGCATTGGAGGGGATTACTAACTATGGATAACTTCAACCAACTAGTAAACGACCCAACTATATTTTCAGTTATAAAGGCTTTTCAGGCTGAAACTTTTGCTAAGTTAAATGTAATGCGAATAGGTGTAATTGATGAGGTTTTAGCTGATAATGAAGTGCGTTGTTCAATAACTAATAAAAAACTATTAAAAACTAACCCTGACGGCACTAGCACATGGCGTGATTATCCGCCTATATTTGCTAAAGTTTGGTATATGGGTTCGGGTGCGTCTGGTATTGATTATCCTTTAACCACAGGTACACCATGCCTGCTATTATTTAATGACAGAGAGTTTAGTTCATACTTTAATAGCGGTCAAGTTAGCCCTTTGGCTAATACTTTGATGCACGACTTGTCATACGCTGTAGCTATTCCGTTGTATCAGGCGGTTGCTGGGGCTGATTTTAATATTAAAACAACAGGTACACTAAATATAGTAGCTGATACAATAAACTTATCAGCTAGTGCCGTAAATATTACAGGGACGCTTACAATAAACGGGCAACCTTACTTAAGCCATACCCATACAAGTGGAGCTGAAGGAAGTCCTACTGGACCAGTTATAACTTGATTTATTTTTGTTTTTAATATAAAATGTAAATGTGAGATAGGATAGCTTCCGACAAAGATAAAACCTTATTATCTTTCTCACATATATTTATAAGGTTTTAATACTAAAGGAGTATTTATGTTAGTAAAATGTAGCAACTGTGGGAAAGAACTTGATAGAACATTACAAAGAATATTACAACAAAAGAATCACTTTTGTTCTATGAAATGTAAAGGATTATTTCAACAAATAGAGAACGAAATAACTTTTAGAGCCAACCATGGTGAAATAATAATTAGAAGTAAAAGATATGGTATTAAAAATATATTATTTGATTTAGATGATTTAGAATTAATAAACAAATATAGATGGAATATAAGATTTGACAAATGCACTGATGGTTTTTACGCTAGAGCAGAAGATTATTCTATAAACAAAAGAAATATAGTATTATTTCACAGATTAGTTACTGATTGTCCAAAAGGATTAGTTGTTGACCATATAAATCACGATACATTAGATAATAGAAAACAAAATTTAGAAGTTTGTACATCATTTAAAAATAATCAGAATAGACTTAATAATACAAGTGGATATATTGGTGTTGGGTGGGATAAATCAAGAAATAAATGGCAAGTAAATATAAAAGTAAAAGGTAAAAAAATATATTTAGGCAGATTCACAAATATTGAAGATGCTATAATAGTCAGAAAAAATGCGGAAAAACTATACTATAATTATGGCTAATAATTAATGTTATAATATAATTATGCAGATAAGAAACAACACAGCAGATAATGATTGGACTTGGGGGCACGGCAGAAGTGACTACATCACCGGTCATGCTGGCGTTGCGTTGAACATTAAAACAAAGATTAATGAGTGGAAACGTGATTGTTTTTTTAACCTACAAGCTGGTATTGATTGGCGAACTCGTTTAGGCTCTAAAAACCAACGTGCATTACTTGATACAGATGTACAAAATATAATAACAAGTATCCCTGAAGTTTTGGCACTAACTGAATACGAAAGTATTGTCAACGACCGAGCATACACCGCAGATTTTACTTATTATGATATATATTCAGAAACACCTTATACTGATTCGGTTAGTTTGGAGGGGTAATAATGTTAAAAAGCAACAACTTTATCAACTTCATCATAAAACGATTTAATAATATCAGTTTCTTCCATAAAAGTATTTAAAGATAACTTTAATCTTTTAGCCATCATTTTAATTACATAATCTTTACGTTTTAAATTAAGTTCTAAATCTTTTATATATGCACCTTGACTATTCAACATTTTCTTCCCTTTCTATTATTTTTTCGGTACAAATATCGCACAAATCACCATATTCGTTTTTCCCTAAAATACAATCACCAGCATCAATTATACAACCGCACATTTGGCATCTGCATCTATCTTGTAAACTCATATTATCACTACCTTATACTCAAGCTAAACTCATAACCCATGATATATTCGTGCATATCACTATCATTTATAGTCCCAAAAAATTTAAACCCATAGTTATTTAATAAAGTTCTTTGGTTGCAATTTGCTTGATATTTTAATTCAATGCATCTTTCATCGGTTGCTGTTTCATCAATACAATCTAAACTTTCAACTATTATTAATAATTCAAAACAATCTTGGTCGCTTTGGCATATTTCTATTTTTTCTTCATCATATACTTTTTTAATAATATTTAGACCATTTATTAAATTATTTATTACTGGCATATTTTACCCTTTCTTCTTTCCTAACCCCACCATTATAAACCTAACATAAAAGTTTGTCAATGGTGTAATATTAAATCATATCAACTAATTTAGCGATATACTCATTTTGACTAAATCGTTCTTGTTCTAGTTTGATATTTGCAGTTATTAATTTATCAATATAATAATTTATAGTGTTAGTTCCTTCTTCGAGTTCTAATATTTTAGCATTATATCCATAATTATAACTTTCAATATCTGATTGAGAATGTTCATAACCACCCCAATTAGTTTTAGTATATATTGAAACATGCTGTAAAATATCTGAATTTTTATCAAAAAATAAAACAAAATATTTATCTGACATAATATATTTATCCTTTCCAATCTCCTAACCCCCACATCCTAACACACACCATTTTATTTGTCAACCCCCACAGATTAATGCTATAATTAAAACAAGGAGCAACAATAATATGGCAGATACATTAGATGCAAACGGCTTAGTTGTTAAGACAAGCACCGAGATACAAACAGAGTTGGAAACAGCCTATAAAGCAATTTATGGCGATGATATTATACTGGACTCAAATAGTGCAGACGGTCAACTAATTGGCATTTTAACCCAATTTAACACAGATATTAGGGAAATGATAACTGAAACATATAACACTTTTAACCCCGACATGGTACGTGGACAGATTCAAGATGTAAGATTTAAACTAAATGGTATTGAGCGACAAGGTG